TAGCGCTCAGTTTGCCGTTTACATCGGCAACCGCTTGGCTTACCGTGGTGATTTGCGCTTTAGCGTTATTTACCGAGGCATTGACCGTATCAATACGGCTGGCGAGGGATTTGTCTCCGTTAGCCCGAGCGGTTTGTTCTGCGGTGATTTTCGCCGTCAAATCCGTTTGAGCTTTCGTCAGATTAGCCGTAAGCTGATTGAGCCTTGTTGCCGTTGAGCTATTTAGCGTGATAACAGACTGTTCAACTTTGGTAATATTGCTTTCCGCCCCCGTCATTCGGGTGGTAAGGGCATTAAGTTGGGTTGCTTGAGCGCTATCTGTTGCAGCTTGTGTTTGTCGATAAGAAACCAAGTCTGCCGAGACATTGGCAATATTCTCCTCCACATCTTCCGGTGCGGGTGTCCAGTCGGTCGCAATCGTGCCACGTTCAAGTTTCACTTTACGTAGCCTTATTTCTGCCCCGACTAAATAACAAGTAAACTCAAACTGTACATAGTTTAAATTTGTTACTTGGCGATAATCCAATTGAATCGTATATTTTTTCCAATCTTGACTATCAATAGTGATGTATTTATAGGTATCTTTCGTCCCCGATGGTAATAACTGCTGGCGCAATAATACACGTATTGCACCATTAACCGATGCTTTCGCTTCAAACGATACCGTGTAAATAGCGCTAGGTAGGTCTTTTAATGTTTCACTACAATTTGCGGTATGACTCCGTGTCCCCTCTTTCGCTATTTGCATTGCCGCTGAATAATTGGCAGTTTGGGAATCAATAACAATTTCGTTATTCTCTGTAAAAACACGCCCGGTTTCATTGGCGTGTTTACCAAAACGCCAATAACCGGAGAAGTCAAGGGAACTACGTAGGTAATTCCGTCCCCCAACACGCAGCCCATCAATCTTAGCACTAAGATGTTGGCCTGCCTCACTTAATGCCGTTGTTTGATTGGCGACACTGCGTTGTAATTGGGTGATACCGCTTTCCGCTGCCGTTACCCTTGCCGTGAGTGCCGTTCTTTCCATCGATTCGGCATTATCCCCGGCAATGCGGGCGTTGCGCTCTTCCGTTAATCCCGTCAACGCTTGCTCGGCTTGGGTTGTCAGGGTTGTGATTTGTTGGGCTTGCTGCCTATCCGTATTTTGCAACTGCGTGATGGCGGTTCCACGGGCTTTGGCTTCCGCTTGCACTTTTTTCGTCAGGTTCGCACTTTCTTTCCGAATAGACTGATTAATGCGATTGACTTCTTGAGTGAGATTCCCTTGCAATTGCTGAACGCTAAGATTCGCTGCATTAGCAATATTTTGTGTGGAATCTAATTGCGCCATCAGGTCAGAATCAAGCTGATTGGCGGTAATTTGCCCCTCTAGGTCATTCGTGCTGACTTTGTGGCTATAAGCCTTCCCATTCCAAGTATAGAGCTTGCCATCTGCCGTGTTGTGAACTTGGTTGTAACCGGTGAACGTATTTACATCCAACCCTGCCACCGTTTGAATCGGCTCAAGATGGCGTGCCGGCAAGGCGGTATCAATCACATCATTGATAATATTTTGTGACAGTTTTTCATTGAGCAAGGCTAATTCTGCATCAATATCGACCGCACTTTCTGCCCGCAAGCCGGCTTGTTGATGAAACGGTCCGACATTAATCCCACGGGTATGACGCAACCAATAATACCGCACTTGTTTTGCCCCCACTTCGTGGGTGTATAACTGAGCGGTCACTTTGGCAATGCGTTTTGCCGTTTTAATATCGTCTGTTTCTGAGGAAAAAATCTCAGTCGCTGTCGCTTCGTTCACCCAATCCCATTCAAGTGTAATACTGCCTAAGCCCCCTGTCGCCCGAACGCCTGTGGGTGCCGGCGGGCGGTCGATGGTGAAAGATTTAGCCTTTTCATTAAGCAATTGCCCCTTCTCATTTTTAGCGCGAATCACAACCGTGTATTCGCCATTTTCAAGATCGTCTAACTCAAGTTCGGTTGTTGTTCTCCCTAGTTTAGATGAATATAACTTCGCCTCTTTATAGATGAAAATATCATAGGTAATTAACCCGATTCCGTTGCTTGTTTCCGCTAAGGTACGGACTTTTCCATCCGGTCCTATATTAATTTGAATATCGCCGACTTTAGGCGTATTAAATAAAGTGGTTTCACGGGGTTCAAATCTCGCACCATTATCAACAATAGCCTCTTTTTGAGGTTCGTGCTGAATAGCGGAAATAATGAACTGATCTTTACCATCTTTTTCTTGAACCGTAATACAGCGATATAATTTTGTTGTAAGACTTTCGTTTGAGAGTGTCCAAGGGTGCTGTTCAATAATCCCCATCGGCGGATCAATCAACGTAATTTGTTTTTTCTTTACCGCAGCAATTTTAGCGTGTCGTTCTTTGCCCTTTCCATCAATATAAGAAAATACCTGTTTAGCTCCGGTAAGCGTAACTTCTCGATCTACCGTAATAATTTTTCCGGCAATTGAAATGATTCTCCCGCCAATCTCTGTGCCGGCAAAATAATTATCCGCTACACGAATAATATCACCCGGAATATTTGCCAATCCCTCACGCCCAACGGTAAAGGTCACCATTTCAGTTTCAAGGCGTTCGGTTTCTAAAATCCATTTTCCGGTGCGGAAAGCCTGCCCCCGAGAAGTACAACCAAAAGCCGCCTTTTTTAACTGTTTTAAGCCATTTTTCGCTACATCTTGATCGTCTTGAACAAGCTCAATCGCACTTTTGTAGCTATCAAATTTATCAAAATAGGTGATCTGAATAGAGTTGTGGCGATCTTTATTGGCAGAAGAGGAATACTCAAATTCACCATCAATAACATTCGCATTAGTATAGGTCCACACAGGATCAGCCGGGCGATCCAATACCACGGAAAATTCCGATCCATTCCATACCGGTAAACCACGAAAACACGAGCAAATATCATTGATTAAGTCATAGGCTTTACGTGATTCATTGATCCATACGTTACAAGTAAAGCGTGGTTCTTTTCCTCCAAAACCATCAGGCACCAATTGATCGCAATATTGTGCGGCAGTATAGAACGCCCATTTATTGATAGAAAATCCCTCAATACGATTCCCAAGTCCATAACGTTTATTTGTCATCAAATCATAGAGAACCCATAGCGGATTATCAGTCCATTCAGGCTTAAATGTCCCATCCCAATAATCACCGGAATAAGTACGTTTAACCGGATCGTAATTTGACGGTACCAAACATTCAATACCGTAAATCTCATAGCCTCGAGTCGGAATTGAACTAAAATATTCAGAATCAAATTCAATCCCCATTAAAGCGGTATGAGGGTAGGTATATTCCCCTTCAATAATTTCCGTATAGCTCGCCCAAAGGGTTTTATTCTGTAAGCGTTGAGATGTAGAATCAGGCTCTACGCGCTCTACTTTTAATAAAAACGGAACAGCCGGTAGATCATCTATATCAAACTGGCGCAAATACTGTGAGCTATGTTTACCGGTGATATTAAAAGGATAACTACGATCTCCTACTGTAATAATGAAATTGACACTTGAACCGTGTGTATCCCCTTGATCGTTTTGTTTAAATAGACTACTAACACCAAGATGTAACCGTAATCGTGCCACATTGCTATCTGTAATCGTGCGAGTCAACGGTGAGGATTTTTTCACCTCTTTCCCGACATTTACCTCGCGTTCAGAAGTATCAAAATGAGAAAGCTGATCTTGAACCGCAAGGCCTTTCCGTCCTTGCCAATTAAGATTACTAAAATTAAAGCTACCATCACGATTTTGAACGGGTGTATCATCTAAATAAATTGATTTCATCCCGTCAACAAGACCTTTTACCCCCCCTTCAGAAACCGCTTCAACAATGCGTACACTCTGTTTAGATTTATTCGATTCCGGTGCTTCATAGGGCGTATGCCCGCCACCGCCGCCACCTTTACCCATTTTTCTTTCCTTATGCTAATGCCTTGCTAAACAATAACCCATCGCGGCGTTCTGCCGGTTTCTTTTGCGCTTCATTTTCCGCATCGTATGTGCGAATCCCTTGTGATAGGATTAACGAACCACAACGGAAACGCCCATAACACAATGCTATTGCCTTACCCTGCGCAACCATATTCGCGATATTAGAAAACCCTGTTGATCGCTGTTTATCCTGACGATCACTACCATTGTTCGGGTCAGGGGTTTTCGTTAGCATTTGTGCAACACCGCCTGCCATTAATGCGACCCCCATACCCACAGCATAAACCCCGTAGCCAGTCCACCATGTCAATGCGCCAACCACGACAAGTACAGCCCCGGCGATAGTTTGAAAAAGCCCGCCTTTTTTGGCACCGGCTAATACCGGTGTAAAATGCACGGTACAATTTTCATCGAGTTCTTGATGAATTTCATGCTCCGCATAGCGAGAATCTAAATAGAGATTTCGCCCAATTCTCACTTTAAAAAAACCTTGTAATAAGTAGCTTTTCAATCCTTTCCGTTGCTGCGTTAATGCCTCTACAATTTCAGACACAGTCTTTACATTTAGCCTAAATTGGCTACCAAATTGTCTAAGACCACCGTAGAATTTGACATTGACCATTCTTTATGTCTCCAAATTGAATGCGTATATTTAAGCCAATAGCCATCGAAAATATCTCTTTTTGATAAACGTTTTGGGGCGTGGTGTAAAAGCATTTGATCACCGACATAAATCGCCGCATGATTTGGTACAGGCGATTCGATCCGCACTAACACAATATCGCCGATCTGAATATTTTCGATTGATATTTGATAAAATCCGTGCTCTTCAAGATGATCGAGGTAAAGATTTTCCCCTTGCCACCACCATTCATCAGCACGTGGATAATCAGGAAAATCAAAACCGCATAAATAATAAAAATCACGAAAAAGTGTGTAACAATCCTGTACACTGTGTTCAAAACTACGACCGATTAACGGAGCGATTTTAGGGAATTGATAAATCTCATCGCCACAAACAAGCCACCAGTCTAAATCCGATTGCCACTGCATTTGCCGATCCGCTAGACTCAACCTAGGTTCACCGTTCGGATGAGAATGAACTAAGGCTAGAATCTTGCCCATTTCTTCCGCCTTGATAAAATCCTCAGGCGAAACTTCGAAATAATTCATAGGATCATCTGCGATATTCTCACAAGGCAAAAAGTGCGGTTGATTTTCCCCCTGTTTTAAAACAACAAAACCGCAACATTCGTGCGGTTCCTTTGATTTTGCGTAAGCGATAATTGATGTATTCAAGGTTTCCATTATCACCCCAATTTATTTACACTCGGAAATCCGCCAAAATTAGCAAGATTACGCCTAAATCTACAACCTGTTTGACAATGGCTACATTTATCTTTTGCCGGATCGGTTGTTGGTTGATCTTTTTCATCTGCTACCGGCGGACCGGTATAACCACATTCAGGTCCTCGATACGGCCAAGAACACATTGTTAAAATTGTGCGGCAAGGAATCTGCGCACCGTCCATCTCTACCGGTGTAGCCAAAACAAAACTAACTAGATCCCTTTTATGTGAAGAAAGCTGTTCGATAACAAAAATTGAAACCGTCTCAATACTCGGATCGGCGTATGGATTGCCGTTCTCAAAATTGACCGCATCCAAGAACCGAACACAAACACGCTTACGCTTTACAATTGCACCAAGACATTGTTGATAAGCGTAAATAATACGGGTCACAAATCCATTAATATTGCCTAAAGAAAGTGTAGGGCGATTACTTGCACCTTGTGAAGACAATTTAAAACCGCTTGTTGCCACACCATAGGGAACATATTCTTTACCTTGCCAGATGATAGGCTTATCGTTTAATCCTGCACCGGCATAAAAGCGATAAAGTTCGCCGGCATTACCTTCTTTATCAAAATGCTTTGTTAAATCAATTTCCCATAGATCAATTAAGGCGGACTGCTCAAGTTTTGCCAGTTCCGCCTTTAATTTTGGATCGCCCATTACAGCACCTCTTTAAATGTCATTGTAAACGTTGTAATGCCACCATTTTGCGTGCTACTCCAAGAAGGACAATAGACTTTTACATCCCGATCTTCTTGGCTACAATACCACAAAAACGCCTGATACCCGCCACGTTTAGAAAGAAATGCTCGTAAGGATTTAGCATTAGATGAATTACAAATGCAGCGTATGCCGGAAATATTCACTAAATCGTGATTTAATCCTTTTGGCGCACGTTGAGAATAACCATCCCCAAGCTCATTATTGATTATATTTGGTTCGTGCGAAACAGAATAACCACCTTGCACCGCCCAATTAAAACGCTCCAGCGTTCCCGTCACGTCTTGCCTCCCGTAATTCATATTGAATCATACCGCGAATTTTATCGACTAATTCGCTAGTCCATTCCGAATGATCGTTAGATTGATCTTTTGACTCAAAGTGATTTGTCATATTGATCGTAATCGTTTGTGATGAACTACCACCGCCATTCCGTTTGCTAACTTCTTTATTGCTAAACATTCGCCCGCTATTACCCGGAATCATATATTGCATTCCATTCTTCGCTTGGTAAATTTCAGGCTGATTATTTTCCCCTACACGATACATTTGATTGGCTGACATCACGCCGCCATTTTTTCGACCTGTAATAGCCAATGCTTTTGTTGAGGCTATTGTTGTTGCGATTCCTGCCTTAGCCGGTATCGCATTTGCACCTTGAGTCGCCAAAGAAACTAACGCAGCCGGTGTTGCGAAAGCCGCAGAAAGTGCGGCAGCTTGAGCCGTTTGCGCCGCCGTAGTCGCTTTCGCCATTGCCTGCCCGATCATCATTTGGCGAACTTGCGCCATTCCCATCTCAACAATACTACTAATCACGCTATTAAAAACAGTATTTGCTACTGAGCGAAACGCATCTTTCAACGACATTGTACCGGAAAGCAGTCCGGCTATCGCACCACTACCGCTACCAGCCATCGCATCTAAGGCATTACCAAGTATTGCCGCCCCCTCAGATGAACGTTTCCACGCCTCCCATTCAGCCGCAATGCGTTTTTCTCGATATTCATCTTCAAGTATCTTGCGTGCCTCTTCCGCTTCCATAATTGAGGCTAAATAAGTTTCTTTAGCCGCAGTAAGTTCCGCAATTTGCTGTTCTGAATTAACAGACAAAGGATTAACCCCGCTCGCTGCCCGAATTGCCGCAATCTCTTGTTCCGCCTCTGCGATTTTAGCTTTATAAGCCGCAATGCCTTCATCGAGAGATTGTGTATCTTTGGCAAAATCAATATCAAGCTGATAAGTCGGCTTTGCCTTGCTCATCACACTATCAAAGTTACTCATTGCCGTTGTGACGTTATAAATTTTTTCGGCTAGTTGCTCCGCTTGCTTTTTCTGCTCTTCGGTAGCCGCTGCGCCAAGTTGCATCACGGTTTCCATCTTTGCCGCCTCAAGGGTAAACCCCTTTTGGCGTAATGTTGCAATTTCATAACGTTGTGCTAGTTGCGCCAATTGCTCAACAACCCTCGCTTTTTCATTCGCTTCTTTTTTCGCTGCTGCCTCTGCGGCATTTTTCGCTTTTTTGTCTGCTTGCTCACGTTCCTTTAAGGCTTCCTGCTCTTTTTTATACGCTTCAATTTTATCGAATGATGCGTCAATAGAAGGAATGACGACTTTCTCCAAATGTTCCTTATCCGCATCAGTAACGGCAAGTGCGGTTGCTAAATATTTTGCTTTTTGCCGTTCAGTCATTGCAATCGTGTCAGCGGAACGCTTGGCGGCTTCAGCTATTTGATCCATTTTGGCAATATTGCCGGCTAAACCGCTTTCAGATGCTTTTGCGGCCCCCGCTAAATCATCTAACGCTGCTTTTAGCATCTCAATAGCTTTTTCTGCATCAAACGCTGCACCTGAATTTTCATTTATTTCACGGGTTAATTTAGTTAATGTTTCGTTAGTATTACCATATCGTTCACTTAACACATTTAGGTAGGTAGCTAGGTTTTGAATAGATTCGGGGCTTTTTGTTTTTTCCATTTCAGCCCAAAGTCCGAGTAATTCTTGTGCTTCAGTCTGTGAGATACTTAGCGAAGCAGAGAAAGTGCGTGCCGTATTAGTAAAATCATTAATAGCTGAATTTGAACCATAAATACTGTTGTTCACACGTTGTAGCGTACTTGAAAGCGATTCGCCCTCACGGCTAAATTTGCGAATGTTCTTAACAGCGTTAATCACCGAATCACTATCAATCGCATTAAAAAATGGTGTCAATTTATTTAACGCTTCGGAACTGGCATCACCGGCCGCTTTAAGGGCGTTTTTGGCATCAATCATTGCGACAGCAATTTTAGAACGAGCTATTCCTTCATTTTCTTTCGCTAATTTCGCAATTTTTTCAGATAAAACTAAAATATTATCATCCGTCTTCGTAATAACTTCACCAAGTTCTTTTTGCGCTTGTGTTAATGCTTTTGAGGCATCAGTAGAATCAAATAAATTCGGTAATAAAGCACCGGCAATCGCCCCGCCAATCGCTACCGCAGCCCCGGCAACCGCCCCCATAGGTCCTAAAATTGATAGCATTTGCGATCCCTGTTGCGCAAATACCATAAAGGCATTTTGCCCCATCTGTAATTGAACGGCTATATCTTGAATTTGATAACCTAATTGTCCCGCAACACCACGCATATTACCCATTGCCCCACTTGCCTGTTTTACGGCACCTGCGGCTTGGCTCATTCGCGTATTCATTGTTGCAAGATCGTTCTGTGCAGTTTTAATCGCTGCCGAAGTTTGATTAAATTTAAGGGCAAGCTCTTTGATTTTTTCACTTGAGGCACCGGATGTTGTCGCAAGTTGATAAAATTCTTCACGCGTATCGGCTAATTCAAGCAATAAATCTTTCAGCTTGTTTTTAGTTGTCTCTGAACTAATAGAAAGCTCTTTTAGCCTATCCGAAGCAATACCTGAATTTTTCTCCAACTCTTCAAAACGCTTGCGTGATTCAACAAGTAGTTTATCGAGATTATCAATGGATTTAGCCCCTTTATCACCGGCTTTACCAAGATCATCCATTGCTGAACTGACTTTCTTACTCCCTATAAGTAATTGTTCAAGCTCTAAACTAACTGTATATGAAATTTCACCAATATTATTTGACATTTAATCACCTCAAAGAAAATATACAAATTTGTATACATTCTTGCTTTACAAATATACAAAAATGTATATAATAAAACTATCTTAAAAAACACGGAGGAATAATGAAACAAAGTGAGTTTTTAAGATGGCTGAAAGAGCAGGGCGTAATAGCAGAAAATGGTAAAAAGCATTTAAAACTCTATTACAACGGCAAAATCAGCAGACTGCCTAGACACCCAAGCGAAGAACTGAAAACAGGTTTAGTCGAAGGGGTAAAAAAGCAACTAGGCTTAAAATAATCCAAAGCCCCTGTTAAAGGGGGCTTTTCTTGATAAGGAGTAAATGATGTTATTTTATCCCGCTATCTTTGAACCTGATGAAAAAAGCGGTTATGTCGCCCATTTCCCGCAATTCGGCGGCTTTACCCAAGGTGAAACCATCGAAGAAACCAAAGAAATGTGCGAGGATTTGCTAATTTCCTATCTTGAGGATTACTTTGATATGGATAAAGAAATCCCAATGCCGGATAAGATCCAAAAAGGGCAGTATGCTATCGCATTACCGACATTAATGGTCGCAAAAGTGCTACTACATAATGAATTGGTAAAGCGCAATATCAATAAAGCAAGTCTAGCGAGATTACTTGATGCAAGCCCGGCAGAAGTTCAACGTATAATGAACTTACGCCATAACACGAAAATTAATACAATTGATCGTGCTTTTGAAGCATTAGGCAAACAACTAAAATTATCCCTCGCTTAACCGAGATTGTTCATATTCCGCCATTATCCGATCATATTCGTCATCGGTGAAATGGCGGGCTTTTTTCTGCGGTTGCTGGCTTTTAATTAACTGCTGAAACTCTGTCATAGTTAGATTTTCCGCATCTTGTCGGCTCAACCCGAAAGCAGTACGCACAAGACTGATATATTCAATCGCTTGAAATTCATTTGAATAACTTCCTACGCTTTTATTTGCCGGAACATCTAACGGACAACAACCAATTACACCGTGCATCATTAAATGCCGGGCAAGTGTAATCACATCAGAATAGGGCAATGCGCCACGAACATAAACTAAGCCACGTTCTCCCGCCTTCCATTCCCCGATTAATTCCGAAACATCCTCTTCACAACAGGCGCACAACACATTCATTGCGTGTTGTAAGATTTTCCGCCCAAAAACAGGGGAATAAATCACATCAAATACATACTCTTGAAATACGGTTGAGGTTGTACTAACTTTATCAAGCAATGCCCTAACTTCTGAGCCGTGAAGTTCAGCATAGATTTGCACAATTTCAACAGGAGAACCGAGAACCGCCATTGCTTTCAATGACGGTTTAAAGAAATAGTCCCGTTCTGCTGTACTAATCAGGCATTCACCTATATCAGTGATCGGTTTCATCATTATGCTGTAGCAATTTCAAGGGTTGATGCATCACCAACTTTAAATTCAACTGTTAATGATCATGCAA